ACACTGAGCGACTTCCTGGGCACGGCCGGCCTGTTCGTGGCCGTCTGGTGGGCCTGGGTCGGTTAGCTCGCACAGTAGTTTCTACCCGGTAACTGTCAGCGCCCCGGCGGTGCGTGAACACCCCGGGGCCGGACCAAGGAGGATCCCTTGGCCAAGCAAGACCATACCGCGCCCAGCGACCTGCGCAGCCTGCTGGTCATGCTGCGCGACGCGCTCGGCCAGCCACCGCTCGGCGCCTTACTGGCGGCCATGGCCATCCGCACTATCCGGATGCTCGCCGAGCAGGACCTCGACAAGCGCATGGCGATGCGCGAGCAGATCCAGGCCTACCTCGTCGAGACCTGGGGCGAATAGCCCGACCCGATGCCAGCGGCCCCGTCACCCGGCGGGGCCGCTCGGCGTTCAGATGTAGATGGCATCCCTGGTCACGCCGGCCAGGGCGGCGGCCCGATCATGCGCCATGACGGCGGCCACGGCGGCGTCGATCCGCCGAGGCGAGTCCCGGCGCTCCTTGGCCAACCGGGACCCTCGGGCGTCCTCGCGGAGGACGGCGTTGCCGATGTGGCGGGCCAGCCGTGAGTCCCCGCTGTGGGTGAGGGCGCCGTTCACGACGGCCTCATAGAACCGGGCCGTCGCCGGCGTCATCCGCCCGGGTGACTGCGGGTACTCCATGACCGGGAGGCCCTCACCCTCGAGGAGCTGGAGCGACCGTGCCCACCGGAACGGGTCGGCGGCGATCTCCAGGACCCGCCAGCGCCGGCACGCGGCGCGGATGACGGCCTCGACGTCCACGATGGGGACCTGGGTGCCGGCGGCCTCCCACAGCTCCACCAGGTCAATGTGGGGCCTACGGTCGACGCTGGCCACGGTCAGGACCGTGGTATCCCCGTTGAAGGAGCCGTCAAAGGCCAGCACGACCTCGGCCCCGTCCACAATTGTGGACGTTGCGTCGGTGCAGGCGGACCAGGATCCGGGAGGTAGCCATGCCTCCTCAAGCTGGTCGGTCAACTGGCACAACCGGGCACGGCGAAACGACGACTCCCGCATCTTCGGGGGGAGGACGGCGGCGAGGCCGTCGCGGGCGAGGAAGTCCCCGAGGGCGGGGTTGGCCAGCTCCCAGCAGTGCTCACAGTCGACAGGGTGGTCCTCGAACCCGGCGGCCGAGTGCTCCCGCCACACGAGGGACGGATCGTCGGGATGCTCCAGGGCGTGGGCTCGCAACCGGCCGAGGACGGTGTGCTCCAGCTCGGGGCCGGGTGTCCCGATGGCCAGGACCACACTGGACGCCTGCTTGCCCGTGGCCAGCGCCACAACCTCGTAGACCTCCTGGTCGACGCGGCCGGCCTCATCAACGATGGCCAGGGTGAAGTCCAGCCCCTCCAGCCGCTTCGGCACGGCCGGGAGGACCTGAAGAGACGCGCCCCGGGCAGGTACCTCCAAGCGGTCGGCGTACAGGTACACCCGGCTCTCCAGATCGGGATGCAACTCCACCATGCGGGAGGCGACCCGGTGGACGATCCCGGCCTGCCGCTCGTCGGTGGCGACCACAACTACCTGGGCGCCGTCTGCGCCCGCGAGGAGCTCGTACAGGGCCAGCACGGCACAGATTGACGACTTCCCCTGCCCACGAGGGAGCATCCACCCGGCCAGGCGGGGCCGAGGCCGTTGATCCCAGGTCGCGGCGATCAGATCACGCTGCCAGCGCCGCAACCGCAAAGGCCTACGGGCGCCATGCCCGCGGGGCACCCGTACGTAGTCGAGAGCGAACCGTGCCACCGCCAGCTCGCGGCGTCTGGAGCCGCGCAACCGTAACGGCGAGTCGTCCAGGACCGCCTTCGGGCCGGTCCTCATGCCACCGCCGGACCCTCGGAATCGCGCACACGTGCGCGATTTGCCGATCCATTCGCGTGTTCGCCTGGCGACGGGTGGATAGGTGTCCGGCTTGTCAGGATTCGGTGGGCGAGGTGGGCGGACCTAGCGGCGTTGCACGACCGGCAGCGAACGACGAGCAGCCCGCGCGGGTCGCCGCCCTTGGCTACTTCCTTGACGTGGTCGGCGGTCAGGTCGGCGGACTGGTGGGCTGGCTGCTTGCCCCATCCTGGGCACCAGTCCCCGACGATGGCGCGGTGGTCGGCCACGACCCGGCGGCGTCGCTCCCTCTCGCGTGCGTCGTTGTGGAGGTCGGGGCGTCGTGCCTGCTTGGCCTGGTCGACGCGGGCGTGGCAGTCCCGGCACCTCGGCTTGCCGCGTACTGGTTTGCCGCAGTCGAGGCAGGCGCGGCGCAGGGTGCGGGTCATCGGGGCTTGCGCCTGCGCTGGTCTGCCTTGGCCTTGACCGCCTGGGCGCAGGGTGGGCAGCGATCACCCGGCCCGACGAAGCGGGCGCGGCAGGCGCGGCAGCGGCCTTGGAAGTGGCCCACGCCGACGCTTATGTGGTGCTTACCCACGGCGCCAGAGGAGGTAGTGGAGCCGGGTGGGGCGTGGGGAGTCCCCACTTCTCACGCCCGCGATCCCGGCTCCCTGGTAGGCCGGGACTCGGACCACGGCGACGTGGTCGAGTGCGGCCCGGGTGCGGGTGACGCGCTGGCGGTCAGCGCTCCAGCGGCTCCCGCCGGGTACTTCGGCGAACCCGATGGAGAGGCCGAGGGGGACCTGGTCGTGGGCGAGGGCGAGGACCTCGTTGCCCAGGGCGGTGTCCGAGACGTGCCATTCGCCCCATGCGGCGTCGGCGCGGTCTTCGATGGTGAGGGTGCGTCCGATGGGGAGGGTGCCGGCGTCACGGGGATGGGTGGCCGTGAGCGGGATGGTGTGGGGGTCGGTGCCGACCAGGGCGCCGCGCTGGAACGTCTCGGTGACGAGCCGGCCCCGGTCGACAACCCGGGCTTCCACGTCCCAGGGGAGTAGGGCGCCGACCAGGGTCCGGCCGTCGCTTCCCTCGCGGATGGCGAGAGAGGTCGTGAGATCTCGTACGTGGATCATGCGACGGCGCCTCCAGCAGGCGGTTCCTGGTTGTCGATGCCGGCGATGGGTGGGAGGTCCTCCAGCTCGCGGACTTCGCTGCGGAGTTTCCAGCCGGCGCGGATGGCGGACTCGTGCGCCTGGTAGCGGGTGAGGAGGTCGGTGCGGACCAGCGCCGCGGCGTTGAACTTGACGTCGGTCTTGCTGGCGAGCAGGGCAGAGAGGGCGCCTTCTAGGCGGACGAGCCAGGGGCGGAGGCCGAAGGTGAGGAAGTCCAGGGCGCGCTGCTCGACGTTGGCGTAGGTCAGTGAGTTGCCGCTGTCGGCGCCGACCAGCTCGGGCTGGACGCCGAAGTAGCGGCAGATGGTGCGGACGTTCGCCTGGGTGGTTTCCAGGAACTGCGATTCTTCGGGGGCGATCGAGACGGCCTGGAACTTGGCGCCGGAGCCGAGGACGGCGATGTCGCGTTTGCCGCCGTGGGCGGTCTTCCATCGTGTCTTGATCGTCTCGGCCCGGTCGGGCTTGATGTCCTGGTCGGTGGTGAGGACGCCTTGGGGGGTGGCGCCGTCGCCGAAGAACCGCGCGGCGTACTTCTCAGCGGCGACGCCGAGGCCGATGGCCTGGCGGGCGTGGGTGATGGGGGAGAGGCCGAGGACTTGGCCGGGGGCGGTGAACGCTTTGACGTGCCACAGCGAGGCGGGGTCGATCTCTTGGCCGTCGACCCGCCAGATCACCCTGCCGTTGACCTCGGGCTGGACGCGTTCGGGGGCGAGGAGCTCGACCTGGGAGGGGAGGAGGCCGGCGCCGGCCCGGTCGACGATGAGGCCGTAGGCGTTGCCTCGGAGTAGCAGCGATTGGAGGGCGGCATACAGGAAGTCGGGGAGGGTCCAGCCGGCCGAGGGTGCCCGGAGGATCGGGGGGAGCTCGGGCAGGGGGTCGCGGTCGCCGCGGCGGTAGGCGGCCAGGGGCAGGGTCGAGATGCTCCCGGCGATCAGGTTGACCGATGCCCAGACGGCCGAGTGCTGGAGGGCCGTGGAGGGGGTGACCGGCACCGCCGCGTAGGTGGTGGAGACCGGCATGTCGCCGATGTTCCACAGGTCCCGGTCATGCCGTGGTGTCCAGGGCCACCGCATCGGGTTAGGCCGTTCGCTTCGGCTTGGGCTTGGGTTTGGCCGCGGCCTTCTCTTCGGTCTCGGCGGCGTGGCTGCCACACTTGGGGCACGCGTGGCCGTCGGCCGGGTACGTGGCCGAGCACCCTAGGCACCTTCGGACGATGTCCATGGGCTCAGGTGGTGTTAACGGCCGTCTTGACGGCGTTGGTATCGATCAGGGCGCCGTCGAGGCGGAGGATGCAGCGGAAGGCGACCAGGTCGTTCTGGAACCTGAATTCGTCGCTGCGTTCGAACCGGATGCCGTTGACGATGCGGACGAAGTAGCGGTCCATGGCCCCGAACGCGATCGACTCGGCCGCGTTCGCCATCGCCGGCATGAACGGGTCGACGAAGCTCGGGTAGCCGAGGATCGTCCGGCGGTCGGTCAGGCCGTTGACGGGCTGGCCGGTCGTGTCCCGCAGCTTGCGGACGATGACGTTGCTGGCGTTCCGCATCAAGAACGCCGCCGACGGCGACTCCGCATAGGGCTCGGCGACGCTGCCGACCAGGTTCCACAGGGCGTCGGTGCCCTGGTTCAGGGTGCCTTGGGTGCCGAGCGTGGTCCCGGTCCCGGTTGGCATCGTCACGCCGGTGGCGGCGTCCAGCAGCAGCCCGCGCGGCTCGGTCGTGCCGACGCCGTTGATCAGGTCATCGCCGAACCCGCCCGCGCCCAGGCCCAGGCTCAGGGCGGCCTGGCGGGCCAGGAAGTCGAGCAAGTTGGTCGGGGTGTCGTTCGCCAATTCCTGGCTGATTTCGAAATAGTTCGCGTACTTGAACGCTTTCAGCGTGACCGTCGACAGGGCCGGGTCGGACTCGGTAATCGACGCGCCCTCGGCGATGATGGCGGACGTCACGAACCCGGTGGAGCGGGGCACGACCAGGTCCTCGCCGGTCTCGGTCGTCACCACGGTGGCGCCGGCCCGCATCAACGACGACGTCTCGACCAGGTGCTGGACGATGGTGCCGTACACGTCGGTCCCGAGCGCCTGGGTCGCGGTGGTCTTGAGCGTGTCGCGGGTGTGGAGCCGGACCCGGCCGGCGCGGCCGTAGACCGGCTCGGGCACGTCGTCGGGCCACTCGTCGGCGAGCTGGCTGGCGTAGACCTCGATCGGCTGGGGGTTCTTGGCGAAGATCGCGGAGCGGAACGCCCGGGCCGTCTCGGCGGCCTCGCGGGTGAGCGTCTGGCCGCGGCCGCGGGTGGCCATGGCGCGGACCTCGGCGAGCTGCCGGTCGCGTTCGGCCTCCATGGCGTCGGCGGCCTCACGTTCGGCGAGGACCTGGCGCTGGTACTCGGCGAGCTCGTCGGGGGCGGGCTCGCGGCCCTCGCTGGCGGCGCGGGTCAGGATCTCATCGGCGGCAGTCCGGGCGGTGGCCCGCTGCCCTCTCAGGTCCTCAAGCAGGGGCACGGTTCCCACCTCAGATGCTTTTCCACCTTGACAGTTGACAAGGTCGAGAATAGCACGCGGAGGGTGGCCGCCTAGTTACTCTGGGTGTTCGCCCACCTGGGGGTCATCCACTCCAGCCAGTCCCGGGCGGCGTGGACGATGCTCTCGCCGCAGACCAGGACCCACACGTCGGTGTCGTCGGCCTGCATGCTGATGAGGCCGTCGGCGGCGATGTTCTCCAGGGCGTCGCTGATCCGCTGGTAGGAGCGGTGTGGCTTGAGCTGGTCCTGGATGGTGAGGGTGAGGAGGTGGGCGAGGAAGTCCCGCTGGTGGTCGGTGAGCCAGGGGATCCCGGTGTCCTGCGCGTCGTCCATGATTTCTCCCCTACTACTGTATTTGGTTGTTGGCCTTTTGTATCAAGGAGTACTTTGCATAATGCGCCGGCAGGCGAGACGGTGTTCGTTGTTTATGTAGGCTCTATAGTCTCTATACCGGCTACACCCTCTATACCCCTCGCACTGGCTATGCCCTCGACAATTGCTCCTCCTTCCGCCCGGCCCTCGGGCAGACCGGACACTCGTTGCCACATCACTTGGCCGCGGGGATCGGCGTACCGCTCGGGCCATCGGACAGTCGTTACGTCGGTGTCGACGTCGACGCCGGCCAGTACGGCTCGAGCGGCCTCGCCCATGGCCGACTGTGTAGCGGCGATCGCATCGTTCAGCTCGCCGTCGTCGGCCTCGACGAGCAGCGCATCATGGACCGGGGCGCAGACCTGGATGCCCTGCTCGGTAGCCAGGCAGCAAGGAAGCCGGAGCATCTCAGCGGCGTTGCTTTGCATGGGGAAGTTCCGCAAGGTCGTCGGCCGTGTGTCCCGGGTCACGTGCAGCGTCCAGCCGTAGACGGTGCGTAGCTCGCCGGCCAGCTCGCCGACGTCGATGACGTGCTCGGCCCATTGCCAGAACGTCGGGAACGTCTTGGCCAGGGCCCGGAGAATCTGCTCGGCGACAATCATGCTGGTGCCTGTCCGCATGGCCAGAGAGCGGGCGCCCATGCCGTAGTTCGACCCGAGCAGACACGTCTTGCAGAGATTGCGGACTTGGCCGTGCGTCTGCTTGGTCGCATCCGCTGGGGCGAGCCCGGCCAGCTGGGCGAACCGTAGGTACGGGTCGCCCGACTGGACGGCCTCGAGTAACGCCTGGTCGCCGGACAGCGCCGCGGCGATGGCGACCTCCTGGGATGACCAGTCGATGTAGGCCGGGGCCCGGCCCGGCTGCGGGCGGATGAGACCTCGCAGCCACACGCTGGGCCCGAAGATGAACCTGGAATTGCTGGGCGTGTTGCGGCCGGACTTGGCGGCGAACGGCATGAGGGACACCCGGTTCCGCCCGTCAGGGCCCACGGCCAGTTTCTCGAGCCGCATCTCGCTGAGCGAGTGGCGCAGCTCTCGCAGCGGCGACACTTTTGGGTAGACGTTGCCCTGCTGCTTGAACGTGTCTCGGTCAAGTTGCAGTCGGCCGGTATCGGTGCGCGGCCAGGGGATGCCCTGTTGGGCCAGCCATGCCTCGAATTGATCGGCTTTGAAGGTGGGCCCGTCGTAGACGCCATACTCCTTGTCGACCTCGCGGATCAGGTCGAGCTTGATCGTCTCCCAATGCTGGCGTAGCTGGTCGAGTCGGTCGACGTCGACCGGGACGCCGACGTGCTCCATCTTGGCCACGGCCGCGGTGTACCGGCCGCGGAGCAGCGCTTGCCCCAGCCCCGCCGGTCGGCGGCGGATGGCCGGCAGCATCCGCTGCAAGAGATCCCCCAGCGGGTCGACGTCGGTTTGGCAGTACTCGAGCAGCGCGGCCCGCTCGGTCGGCGTCCAGCTGGTCTGCATGGCCAGGGCCCGGCCCGCTGCTTTCTCCTCTGAGGTGATGGCCGACAGACCGTGATGGGACAGCGCGACCAGCAGACTGCGGCCCTGGGGCGGTTTCCGGCCGTTGGTAGCGGCGCAAAATTCGACGTACAAGTCGAGGATCCGCGCCGGCATCGGCCACCCCAGCTCGAGGAAGCACCCCAGCTCGGCCGCGGCGGCATAGGACACGAACAGGGTGTCCGGGTCGACGGAGAACGGCGGGCGGCCCGGTAGCTGGTCGTGCCAGAACCGCAGCAGCCGACCGCTCCGCAGCTCCTTGGCCACCATGCAAACGGGCACAGGGCGCGCACCCGGCAACGCCCTGTACTCGAAGTCGACCGCCCAGACCTCCCGGAACGGCAGCCGGTCCACCTACAGGTCGCCGCTCAACTCACGAATCACATCGTGGTACGGGGTGTCGATGAGATGATCCTTGAAGGCGAGCGCAATCAGGTCCCGGAACGACTTGTCGGGCCAGGTCGGCTCACCCAAGTCGCCTTTGGCTCGGCGCATCTCATAGGCAGCAAGGTCCCGGTTGCCCTGCATCCGTACCCAATGCTTCTTGGCTTCCTCGGCGATCTCGAGCCCGGATTGGTGCCAGGAACGGCCGCCACCCTCGGCCGCCGGCAACCGGGCCGACCACAGGAACACCACGTCGCGCTTGTTGATGCAGGTGAAGAGCCGCACGCGCCGGCAGACGTCGACCAGCTCGTCCCCCAGCCCGGATGCGATGAGGTAGACCTCGCGGTCGAGGCCGTCCTCTCGGACATACACCAGGGTGTCGACGGTGTAGTCCTTGCCAGGGTGGACGCGGAAGAACTCAGTCCTCTTCGGCGTACGGACAGGGACGGTGAGGAGGACCTTCTCCACACCAATGTCGTCCAGTCCTTCAACACGCAGAGCGTCAGGGTCGAACGGGTCGATGGGGTTGTCAGTCATCGTCGTGGGGCCTCCTGGGGCCAGCGCATAGGCACGGTGGGTCATAGGTGCAGTCCCAGCAGTAATCGCTGCCCTGCACCAGTTCAGTGATGACGCCGCAGCCGCAGCACTCGCTGACGTCAGGGCGCGATAGGATGGCCCTGGTGCTGCTTGGCGGTGGCATCTGTTGCGGCGGGGCCGGGGCGATGCCCGGCCCCGTTTGCTTACGCGGCTCGGCCATCGCCACCTCTCTCGACCTGGTCGGCGTCAGCCATGGCGGCAACAGCGGCGAGCACGCCGACGTCCTCGACGTGGGGCGGGTAGCCCTGTTCGCGCCGGCTGCGCTCAACCCAGCCGGCCAGCTCGGCCGGGGTCATGCGGGGTCACCGGCCGGGGCAAGGATGGCGGCCAGCTCGGCGCGCTGCTGGTCAGTCAGCGCCGGGGTGCCGGTGGCAATCTTGCGGACGCGGTCCTCTGCGTGCCGGAAACGGGCCTCGCGGCGGGCGTTCTCGGTGTGCTGTTGCCACTGCTCGCGGGTCTGGGGTCGCGGGTGGCGGGGTCCGGGCATATCCGGGCTCCTTGCGTGCGGAACCACCCTGTCCTTGCGGGACGGGTCGGCTCGTACGCACAGCCCGTACGACAGCCCTTGCTGACAGCGGATTCTACCGGCTATGTCAAAGCGCGATGCGGGCGTTGTCCGTGCCTGGTGGGAAGGCGTCGAACGCGGCGACGATGCGCCATTCCTAGATCGGCTTGTCGTGCCCATGCGGGCAGTGCGTCTGCCACGTCACCCCGGCGTCGGGCCGCTGGCGCGGTAGGGGGGCGACCGGCTGGCCCCTGTAGGCGAACGTCTGGGTCTTGATCGGGCCGCCGCGGACGTCCCTGACGAACCGCGCCAGCCGCGGCGGCGGGTTGGGGTCGCCGTCTCGCCAGCCGGGTCGACACGGCTGGCAGTGAATATCTAGGACCAGGTACTGCGCCATGGCGCCTACGCCCGCCATTTCAGCTCGACCCGGCCCGCGTCGAACCCGGGGCCGCGGCGGGTTGCCGGCGAGACGACGACGGCTTCCAGCACAAGCCGCAGCACGTCGCGGCGCTGTTCAAGCGTCCAGCGTTGCCACGCCGCGGCGAGTGCGCCCGGCTCGGGGCCGACGTCGGCCAGGATGGCGGCCTCGGCCCGGCGAGCGAGCCGCTCGCGCGCCGAGCGGATGCGCCGCAGTAGGTCGTCGCGGACGGCCAGCCACTCGGGCTTGCCGATCTCGTCGCGGCCGTACATCTTGGCCAGCTCGGGCAAGCGCCGCTCGTCTTTGACGAGCTGCTCGGCCAGCTCGCGGTCGCCGTTCTTGGTCCGCAGCTTCAGGAACTCGCCGAGCTTCGGGCCGTCCAGCGCGTGCAGTACGGCCGACTCGACAAATCGCTCTAGCGGCCCGGCGACGACGACCAGATGCACCCGGCCGCCCTCGCGGTCGCCGCCCTCACAGCCGTAGCGGCGGCCCCACCGGTCGGGCGCCCGAGCGCCGAGCGCCGCACCGTCAACGGCGCAGCGCAGGATCCCGCCGACGAGCAGATGCACTGGCGGGCGGCCGGCTTGGCTGCGGCGGGTCGGGTCGGACAGCGCGGCCTTGAGCGCCTCATGGGTGGCGACGTCCAGAATCGGCGGCCACTGCCCATCGGCGACCTCGACGCCCTTATAGACGGCCCGGCCGATGTAGCGCGGGTTCACCAGCAGCTTGCCGAGATTGCCGGCCGAGAACTTCGTCGCCTGCACCGGGCGCAGCCCGCGGGCGTTGAACTCGCGGGCAATGGATCGCAACGACTCACCGCGGACGACCCGGCGGGCGGCCTCGCGCAGCACGTCAGCCTCGGCCGGGATGATGGTCACCTTGTCGGCGGCGTACCCGAACGGCCGGGCCCCGCCCGGAACTGGGCGGCCGGCTCGGGCGGCCTCTTCCCTAGCCCTGGCTACCCGGACGCTGATGTTGCGCGATTCCATGCGGGCGAAGATAGCGATGATGTCGCGCATCGCCTCGCCGGTCGGCGTGCTGCTGTCCAGCGACTCGGTGACGGATGCGAGTTGCACGCCGCCCGCGTCGCACAAGTCCAGCACGCGGGTGAAGTCGGGTCGGTTGCGGCTCAGCCGGTCCAGCCGCCAGCAGACGATGAGCCGCCCGACGCCGTTCCGGGCGTCGGCGAGCAACCGCTCGAACTCGGGCCGCCGGGCACCCGAGAACCCCGAGATACCCTCGTCGCGGTAGATGCCGGCGATCCCGTGGTCGTGCAGCTCGCACCACTTCAGGCAGTCGGCGACTTGCCGGTCAACGCTGGTCGCCACGCGACCAGCGGGCTCGCCGTCCGGCTCGCGGTCCTCGCTGAGCCGGGCATAGATAAGTGCGTCCATAACCAGGATATTACTTGACTGTCGGCT